CGGACCCGATAGGGCGCCTGTGCGACACCGGCGCGCGGCATGGGGCGGACGTGACAATCCGCCCCACCGGACACGGACTGGCATGCGTCTACGAATGCCCGCGGTGTGGTCGAACCCTAGCCGCATGCACTGTGGCCGAAGACGGACGCATCATGTTCGGCGTGCGGACTAGAATAAGAACCACGCGCATCGTCGGACTGGCATGCGCCATCATCGGACGAACCCTAGGAAAGGAGCACGAATGCATGACACGTTCCTCACAGTCGCACGCGGAGCAATCGCCGTCATGGTGACACTCATGCTCGCGTTCGCATGGTTTTGCGAATACGCGAACACGCCAGTGCATTACACGACGATTCAGACCGTCGACGAAGGCGGTTTCGAACACGACTGCCTAGTCGCAACCTACAAGAAGGACATGAGACTTGACTGCACCCATCCAAACGATTGAAAACCAAGCCCGCTCAATCCAAGAAGAACTCGGACGGCATCTAGAGGCGCTGCCCGACGATTACGACAATCCGAAGACGCTGAAGGCGCGAATGGACCTGCGCAGGGCGTATAATGCTGCTACGGACATCGTGGAACTCACGATGCGGTTAAGACTGGAAAGGCTGATATGAACTTCAAACGACACTTGAACAAGCGAATCCGCCTAGTGGAAGGAACAGACCCGAATGCGACCGGTACCGGAATGGGAGGCTCTGAAGGCTCGACTGGAAGCACAGCGGCCGCAACACAGCAGGAGCCGACAATCACCCAAGCCCAGCTCGACGCCATCATCAGCCGAAAGCTCGCCAAGGAACGCGAAAAGCTCGAAGCAGCCCAGAAAGCAGCCGAAGACGCCCGAAAGCTAGCTGAGGAAACCGAGAAGCGCGTCGATGAGGCCCGTGAGAAGGGCATCAGCCTTGGCCTGTTGCAGGCGAAGCGCAACGCCATCGCCGAACAGTACGGGCTGAGCGCCGACCTGCTGCCCGCCGAGGAAGACAAGCTCGACGCCTTCGAAAAGCAGCTCGCCACGAGTATCAACAGCCGCACGCGCGTCACGCCAGTGACTGTCGAACCGGCCACCAAGACCCCCGACTGGATGGGAGCCGCGCATGCGTGACATCCGAATCCTCAGCATGACGATGCGCGACGAAAACGTTCCCGCGACCCTCTTAATCTTCGACGACGACATAGTGGTGACAACACCAACGGAGCTGGACGAAAACGAGAAGGACAAGCTGGTAAAACGTTTTGCCGAGCATCTGCTACGGCTGGGACTCTCGATGCACGACTGGAAGGAAAAAGATTGACCGACGAACTGAAGCCGCTCGCCACCGTCGAAGACACCGAAGCGTACCTCCGCCACAAAGTGCCAATCGACCTCGTTGACTATGAGGAACGCAAACGCGGAGCCGCATCCAACGTGCTCCGCATGATGTACCGCAACCAAGGCGACAACTTGGACGAGCAGGTCACTGAAGACCCGCTCACCCGCCAAATGGTCGCGGACATCATCGGCGTCAGCGTCGCACAGGACGTAAGCCGCAAGGAATCCATGTCCGATAGCGACACCGACCTGAGCGCGTTCAAAACATTCACCCAAACGGCGGGCGGCTACAGTTTCACCGGCGAATGGCGAGGCAACACGGATGACGTGTTCTTCACCAGCAACCAGCTCAAACAACTAGGCGTCGGACGCGCCACCATAGCAAGGTTCCAACTCTGATGCGCTACGGACTCAAAACACATGAAATCACCATCGCCACCAGTGACGGCCAACACACCGTCAAAGGCATCGTGACCGCGAACACCACGAGCGAAGACGCGAGCACCTTCGACAACATGACCGAAGTGAACGCGCTCACCATCCACGTCACCACACCCGACACGCCACCGGAAATCGACGGCGGAGAACTCGAATACTGCGGAAGCACCTACCACGTCACCTCCATCAAACCGCCCATCGACCCCGAAAACAGGGTGATGTTCAACCCGTTCAAATGGAGCTTCAACGCGAAGCAGGTGCAATACTGATGGCAAGACTCAAAGGCGCCAAAATCATGGTCGCCGCACCGAACGCGGCAACCAACATCGTGATGCAGTCGGCGGGATTCCAACAGGAGTCGCGCCGCGTCGCGTCACGAATCATGCCGCAGCTGCGGATGGACTCATACAGGGGCAAGCCGCCATCCATGACCACATACCGCACGCTCAGCAGCTTCAAAGGCACACGCCGAGCCGGAACGGAAATCAAATACTATAAGACGCCGCATTCCGGCGACACGCTGAAAGGATTCGGACTGTGAGCAAAGACAATGAAATCGTCAACGACATCATCGACGGGTTGGCCCAACGGCTCGACATGCGCGTATACGACAAGTATCCGACCGTGAAAACCACCACCCAGTATCCGCTCATAATCGTCACCCGCCAGAACGCGTCCGACATCACCCCGTACATCCGGCACTTGGACATCGCCATCACCGTGGTGACACGCGAACTCTCAGGCGGAACCGACAACACGCTCAGCGCCGAAATCGGCGACGCCCTCACCGACTGGTACAACCAGAGCCTGTGGGACATCATGGGCGCCCCACTGCTCAACACCACCGACGTTCAGCCGACCAAGGACGGACGCACATCCACCGTCTACGACTACCAGTTGGAGTATCTGAGTTGAAGAGCACACAGGAGTCCGTCGAAGACCTCATGGAAATACTTTCACCGGCCGCCAAGAACATCATCACCGACGAACAGGTGCGACAAGCCCAAGCAGCCGCCAGCAGCGGAGACAGGCATCTGGCCGGGAAGGTCTTGGGAGACATCTGGAAGCAGGTCGCCGAAAAATCCGCTGGACTGGGATTAGAACGGCTCGACTCCGAAGCTTTCGGCAAGAAAATCGGATGGCTCACAAGCCAACAGCGTTCCGAGAAAACAGTCAGGGATTTCCTCGCCAAATACAAGCGGGAACTAGCCATCCAGCCGATGCAGGAGGCGACAAACAACCTGTTCGCCATCGACTCGACAACGGAAGTCGTACGCGAATCGGTTGGCGAAACCTGCCAATGGTGTCTCGGACTGTGCGGAATATGGCACCCCTACGACGCGAACCATTACGGCGTCTGGGCAAGACACGCCGGATGCGACTGCAAAATCTACGTAAGGAACAGCCTCACATGACCCCAACCATCAACAACGAAAACCCGACGCGCCGCACCACCATGAAAACCGAAATGGTACGATGGTATCGAGAACAACACCGCCAAATGGCCGAACAGTTAAGGAGGATTCATGGCAGGGAAGACTGAAGAAGCCCTCTCAAGCCGCATGGAACAGGTCAACGGACTCATCGACAAAGCCTACTCGGACATGGAAGAGTACGGGAGGAAAGCCGAAACATCCGACGATGACCGCGAATACTATATGAGCATGGCAAGCAACGCGCAACGAAACTACGTCAGCTTCATGCAACTGCTCATGACCATGACCAAAAACTTCGACGAAGCGGTGAAAGTCGACTCGCACAAAAGCAAGACCACCGCCACCAAAGCGCCGAAAACCACTCTTCAGAAACTCGTAGCGAAGGAAGCGAAACGCTCATGACACTCACCATCGTGGACGAACAGGCAGTCTCATTCCCATGGGTCGAACTCGTCAAGAACGCATACGCCATGCGCGTGCGCGTCACCAACTTCAGCGCGGTCGGCAAACGCAGCTTCACCCGCATCCTCTCCAAAGCGGTCGGCGGCGTCAACTCCTACTTTCTGATGCAGGACGGAGACCCGCTCAGCACCGACTACCTCCCATCCGCAGACCTGCAATTGGAGAAGGTCGCCGCGGTGGGCTTGGATGGACGCTGCTATGACGAGAACGCCGACGAAATCGACGAAAACCTCCGATGCCTCACCCTCAGCCACGCGCCCGTCACAGACCAAGCCGTACTGTTGGCGCAGCGAGCCATGGTCATCGAAGGACTCATCTCCCAAAACATCGAACACCTCATGCTGCCCGAACCCGTCGTGGTCGGCACCTCCCCCGACGTGGTAATCAAGGCCGACCCGAGCAAGAGTCCGGCCGACTGGACGAAATTCGACGCCAACGATGACCACGACACCATCGTCCGGCCAGAAGTCAAACGACTCAGCCAATGGGACAACGGACAGCTCAAAACCCTCCTGCAAAACACGGTGCTGAGCTTCCAAATGGAAACCGGACTCCCTCCGCAGGACGCGCAGATTCTGGACACGCTCGGAGCGACCACCCAATCGTTGGTGTCGAACCGTGAAAGCTTCGTCAGCCGAACCTACATCATCAAACAGGATTTGAACGCCGTGTTCGAACCATTGGGCATCACATTGGATTACGAACTCACGTTCCCGCAGACCGCGCAGGACATCGCATCCATCGGCGACGCCTATGGCAAGGGCGCGGACTCCGAAGTACTCAAGAAATATCAGGTGGTGTGACATGCTGGTAAAGAATCCAAATTGGAGGGCGAACGTGCGCCCCACGTCCGACGTGGCAATCATGGCCGCGGAATACGTCAGCTGGGGCCGCGGGAATTCAATCCTCCCGTTTCAGGTCGAATTCCTGAACAACGCCTTCCAACGCAAGAAGGACGGCACTTGGAAGTACAAGCGCGTCGCGTTGAACATGCCGCGTCAGAACGGCAAGACGAAAATCCTCACCGCCCCAATCCTCTACTATCTGTTCGTGCTCGGACTGAACGTGCTCGTAACCGCGCACGAGCAGATTGCGGCCAACAAAATCATGGAGGATTTGAAAGACGCCATCGATTCGAATCCCGAACTGAAAGCCGAAGTCACGCATTTCAGCACCACGATGGGCCGCGAGCGTCTACAGTTGAGGAACGGCGCGTTCGTCCGGTTCCGCTCCCGTAAGAGCGCTTCCGCAGGCATGGGTGGCACGTTCGATTTGGTCATCTTCGACGAGGCGCAGGAACTCCGCTCCGAATACGAGGCGATGATTTCCAAGACGTTGAAAACACGCAGAATGGCGATGATAATCTACACGGGCACGCCGTTCCTCCCCTCATCCATCGGCGACACGTTCAACACGTTCCTCGACAACGCCGAAAACGACGACATGTCGTATGCGGTACGCTACGGCATCGACGACGAGACGGCGGACATCGAAGATGAACAGCTGTGGGCGCTCACAAACCCGCTCTACCCGGACGTGATTCCACGAGAAGCGTTCCTCACCGACGTGGCGATAGCCAAACAGGGCGGCGCGGACGGCCTCATCGACTTCCGCATCCAAGACTTGGGCCTGTGGTGGGCGGACAGCATTCCTCCCGCAATCCCGATGGACTTGTGGGACAGCGCCTACTCCGACCTCCAACATGACCGCGACACGCTCGTCTACGCGCTCACCTTCGACCCGACCACGAGCACGCTTGCCTTGTCCGTGGCCGCAAGCACCGAAGAGGTGACGGTCGGCTCGCAACATTACGACAAGTGGGCGTACATCATCGGCGAAATCGTGGACGAACGACCCACCACCGAATCATGGCAGTGGGTCGCGGACGAATTGAAGACGCGCCCCCGCAAGACCACGCTCATCTTGGACGCTGGCGGATTGAACAATCCGATAAAGGACATGCTGCCGCGCGGCCTGAACGTCATCCAACTGACCGGCAGCGAATTCCTCGCCTCCCAGCAAGGATTCCTCGACCTGCTGAACGAGGGGCGGTTCAAGCATACGAACAATCCGCAATTGACCGCCGAAGTGCAGAACGCACAGAAACTCAAATCCGGTTCTGACGACCAGTGGAAGTTCGCGCCGATACGCAAGAACGAAACCACGGCCGGATTGAAGGGCGTCAGCATCGCCGCATGGTATCGCGGCGTCAACCGTCCGAAGGAACGCAAAGTCAGGGAGGTGATTGCATAATGGGCAAGGATACGGGACTCTACCATCGGAACCGCACCATCCTCCGCGAGCGCACCAAACGGACGGGAGCGCCCTGCTATTATTGCGGCGCTCCCTTCTATTGGGGCCGCAACACGGCACACCCACTGGCGTTCACAGCAGACCATGTGATACCACGCGCGGCCGGTGGCAGCGACAGGATGGACAATCTCGTGCCCGCGCACATGCAATGCAACCGAGCGAAATCAGACCACATAGCAAGCCCTGTGACACGACGGACACGGACAGCGACGAGAAGGTGGTAGAATATATTGGCTAGGAGGCTATAGTGACTCAGATTAGGTTTAGATTCCGCAGGCCGGACGCATCGCACGTGTCAGGCGTGCCGGTGGATGGCACCATCTCCTGCAACCCGACGACGCGGGTCGTGCAGGAGGATGAGAGCCTTCTCCTGCCCATGCCTTTCGCAGTGCGGTTGCCATCCGACGGCGAAGACCTGACCATTGACCTAAAGCCGACAGGCGCGGACTGGTGCTGGCGCATCGCGGAACGCATCCTGCGACACGCCGGACACGAACATAGAAGAGGATGTGGTAGAATGAATACCGTTACGCAGCAATGTGTAGCTCCTCTCTTGTGATTCTGGTTTGCTCAACACCCCGTTTGACGAAAGTCAGACGGGGTGTTATGCTATGTCTTGGAGACGGTCTGTTAGACAATACGCGCTTCGTCCGCCATGCCAGACCGACCGTCTCCCAAAAAAATCGACTTGAACGCCCTCGCACAGTCGTCAAACAATGCAAGGGCATACCCACTGGCGACAGTGGGGTCGAGGCGCACACAGCCGGAAACAATCGTGGTAGAGGCCGAGTCGGGGCCGCAATGCAGAAGGCCGACACCATCCACCTCAACCACGAAAGGCAGTCATGTCTCTAGCGACAATCGAACTGAAGCCCGGCTTCGTTGACCGCAAGCTGATTTCCGAACAGCCAGCGGCCGGAGCCATCGCCAAGATTTCCAACAGCACTCCAATCGACCTCATCGGCACCCAGATGCAGACCATCGACTTCTCCGGCGAAATGGGCATCTTCGGCGAAGGCGCCACCGGCGAAACCGACGCCGAAAAGAAGAAGTCCTCCAACGACGCCACCAACGGTGTCGTGACCATCAACCCCATCACCTTCTACATCTCATATCGTTTCCCGAAGAAGTTCCTGCAACTGTTCGGCGTTGACGGCGCCTACAATCCGACCGACGCCACCTTCCGAGCCGGTTCGCCGCAGACCATGCTTCAGAGCATCCTTGCGCAGCCATATCAGGCCGGAATCCTCGACCAGTACCGCACGTACGTGAACCGCGCAATCAGCCGCGCCCTCGACTTCGCCCCCATCTTCGGCGTCAACCCGGCCACCAAGGCCGCGTCCACCGTCGCGCGCACCAACGGATACGTGCTCGACAAGGCAGGAGACATCAGCTACACGCCGGGCACCGGAGCGGAAGCGGCCACCGCGTTCAAGCAGGCGGTGCGACAGGTCGCCGCACAGGGCGACGCGTCCGCACAGGGCGTCACCACCTCCGCTTATCTGGCCGCAATCGGTGACGGTCTCACCACCATTGGCACGCCGACCCAGTATGCCGCCGACGTTCCGCTCATCGGCAACATGGTCAACCTCGGTGGCGTCACCCTCGCAGCCTCCAATACCGTGTCCGATACCGCTGCGGCCACCGGCTCCGGCCAGCTGACCAAGAAGGTGCTCGATGCGGTCATCGGCGACTTCGCCAACCGTTTCGTCTGGGGCGCTATCCCGCTGTCCGGCATCGAAGTGTTCGACTCCGGCAACCCGGATAATTCCGACGAAGGTGACTTGGGCGCAGTCAACAAGGTGATGCTCCGCACCGAAGTCGCAATCGGCTGGGGCTTCATCGGCGGAACCAGCAAGTTCTATGCCATCACCCACGCCACCGAGTGACATCACCTCACACACATGGGCGGCGGCAACGCCGCCCATCCACTGATTTAAACGTCAACAACGAAAGGAATTGAGATGGGCGCAAAGCAGTCTTCCGCAAACGTGACATTCTCGAAGCCGGGCACCAGTGCCAACAAGTCCGGCTATATTTGGGTTGCCCCACTGGGCACCACAGTCCCCACCGACGCCACCACCGAACTGTCCTCCGCGTTCGTCGGCCTCGGCTACCTGTCCGAAGACGGTCTGACCGAACCCGCATCGTTCGAGCCGGGCGACGATATTGTGGCCGCTGGCGGCGATACCGTCGCACAGGCCGACCCGACATTCTCCAAGACGTGGACTGGCACCTGCATCGAAGCCCTGAACGAAGACCTGCTCAAGGTCGCCTACGGCTCCGCCAACGTGACGGTCGAACAGGCAACCTCGGCAAAGGATGGCTCTATCATCGTCAAGGAGCAGGCTGGCGACATCGAGCATCACGTCATCGTCATCGACGAAATGCTGAAGGGTGGCCGCAAGCGTCGTAACGTGATGGCCGACGCAACGTTCCTCATCACCGGCGACATCAGCCACGTGCATACGGCTCTCGTGAACTTCGAGTTCACCATCACCGCCTATCCGACCGCTGACGCTCCGGCCCAGACCCAGTACATCACAATCCCAAAAGCGTAAGCCATCCGAATCAACGCCTTACAGCCGCCGCCACTGATGCGACGGCGGCTGAAGGAGCTGGAAAAATGACGAACGGTGAGGTTGACCACCATGCCGAAATGCGCAATGTTCGTATGAAATCCACTGTTGAAAACACGAGCGATGGCGACAGCGCTCGAAATGGTTCCGCAAGCTCTCCAAACTCGGATGCCGACCACGATTCGGAAGAGCTTGCTGACAGCAGCTTCGGCTAACCAGCGGGTTTGTCCCACTGTGACAGCCGAACAATACCCCACATGCCATTACCGATTGACCGGCATGTGGGGTATCCTTGTATAGAAAGACAACGAAAGGAAACCCAATGGCAAAACGCAAACCCACCATCACCATCGAAGACTTCAAAGACGGATGGGCCGACGCCTATGCGAAACTCCTCCGCAACCGCAAATTCCAACAGGCCATCCACAGCGACAGCATGGAAGACAGCGTGGAAACCGTATGGCTCATCGACAAGCTCATGCAGGACGTTCTGACCGAATCCAAGTACGAACAGCTTATGACCGCGGTTGACGACGACATCATCGACGCATGGGAATACCTGTCGGGAAAATTGCCGACAATTACGGAATCACAGTCGAAAGACTGACCTATGCGATAAACCCGGACAAGTGGGACAGCCAAATCTTGGCTGATTTCGCAAGCCAATACGGCAGCCCCCGACAATACTCCGTATTGGAACGGGCGAAACTTATAGGCACGTTCGGCGCGACGGCACGACTGCTCGACATCATCCAACAGTCAACGCTCGCCCCCTACTCCGGCAAGGGACGAAAACCGAAAAGCGTATTGCCGGAAAACCAGAAGAACACCAAGAAGGAGGATTACGAACTCGATTCGATGAACACTGAAGACATCGACAAGGCGTTGGGTCTTCACCGAAAGGAATAGCAGATGGCAAAGGGCAGCATCGCGACCGCGTGGATACAAGTACTCCCATCGTTGGAAGGCTTGCAGTCCGCACTTGTCAAAGCAAGTAAGGGCGCGGTGCTCACCCCCGCCATTCAGCCCAAGCTGGCGTCCGGCACAAGCCGACTCTTCGCTTCGAATGGCTTGGGCATGTCCAGACTGTTCTCCGGCTCGTTCAATAAGGGCCTCAACCTGCAAGGAGGCGTGAAAAACGCGCTCAACGGCGTGTTCGCCTCCTTCGGTTCCAGTGGTCGGCGTTCGGCCAACGCTTTCGGTAACGGCTTTGCAAACCTCGACCTCGGCAAGTATTTGAACGCAGCTGCTGCCATTGCCGCGGTCGCGTCGGTCGGCAAAGCCGTCAAAAACGTCACGTCCGACATCATCGAAATGGGCAACCAGTGGGGTCAGACCACCGCCATGCTGAAAAACGCGGTAGGCGCCACCGGAGACTATAAAAGCTCGCTCGAAACGTCATTGGAGTACGCGAACAAGGTCGGCGTCACCACGGACGATTTCATCCAGTCCGCGGCACGTCTCCGCACGCTCGCGCCGGAAGTCGTGACCAATTACGGCGACGCCGCGAAATTCACCAAACTGCTCGACATGAACATGATTAGCACCGGCGCGTCCACGCAGGAAGCGTCCAGTGCCATGCGGCAGATTACACAGGCGTTGGGCAAGGGTATCGTCAACGGCGACGAGTTGAATTCCATCATGGAGAACTCGCCGCAAATCGCACGAATGCTCGCCAAGCATCTCAACGCTTCCGTAGGCGACCTGAAACAGTTGGGCAAGGAAGGCTCCATCAGCGGCCAAGCGCTCTACGATACTGTGTTGGAGAACGCGGACGCCATCGAAAAGCAGTTCGCCGCCATGCCCGTCACGGCAGACCGCGCGTGGAACAGCATCAAGAACACGGTCGGCGCAAGGTCGGCTGAAGCCGCTACCGCATTGTCCGCTAATCTCGGCAAGACGTTGACCGCTGTTTCCAGTTCGGGCATGGTGGACACGTTCGGCGAAATGCTCGCCGGATTCGTGCCATTGTCGAACGCCACGGCAGCGTTGGCCTCCACGTTCGTCAACCAGCTGGCGCCAGCCGTCAACAAGGCGTTCAACGTGCAGCAGGTCGAACAGTTCCTCAGCCCGTTGACCAACCTCATCAGCCTGAACTCGCAGAACGCCAACATGCTCGCCGCCGTGGGCGACGCGTTGAACACTGTGGGCGTGGTCGGCGCCACCGTATTCTCCCTCATGGTCGCCACGAACGACCGGTTCGCGGCACGCATTCCGTTCATCGGCAGCGCGCTGGTCGGTGTGAAGGACGCGCTCATCAAGCTTGGCTCACGCTTCACCGGCGTGTTTGGAGCTGCCGTGTCCGCCTCGTCCGCAGTCACAGACAAGCTCGCATCCATGGCCGCTGCTATGGCGAAAACGCTGTCCGAATCGACGAAGGCGCAGAACGCGATAGGCAAGTTCAACGTAGCGTTCGAAGGCTTGCAGTCCTACGCGTTCAGCTTCGGAGAGAAAGGCGCTGAAGGCTTCGACCTCATCCAGCAGGCCGCGACCAACCTGCGCAACGGCGTGGGACAGGCGTCCGAGAATGTGAAGCTGCTTCAAAGCGGTTTGAACGCGATGGGTTCCGACGCTGACGCGCTTCCCGAAGCGTTCCTCAAAGCGTTCGAAACACTCAACACCGAAGTGGATGCCGCCGCACGGAAGAAGGCTCCATCCCTCATCCAAGCGTTCCGCGACATTCGCGCAGCCGCCGACACCATCGTCGTGGATTCGGACATCTACCGTTCGTTGGACACTGCCAGACAGAGCGCCGACATCTACCATGACAAGCTCGTGCAGGTGGGACGCGAATTCAAGGAGCTGACCGGCTTCAAGATTCCCGACATGTTTCTCCCATTGGTCGGTTCGGCCGTGTCCGCGTCCGACAGCATCATGCAGACGTTCGGCAACCTGAAGGCCGGATTGTCCAACTATGCGGCGAACACGGCGCAGCAGTGGGCGCCGGTCAAGGAGATTTTCGCCGAAGCCTTCTCGAACGCCGCAGCATCCGTCAAGACGAAGATGGCAGACATGCGTGCCGATGTCGAATCCGGCGTGCTCTCCATGGTCGAGAACGTGCGAGGCAAGGCGTCCGAATTCAAGGTGGCGTTCGGCGAGATGCTGGACGTGACCGGTATCGGCGACACCGTGTCCAAGCTTGGTGCTGTGGTCGGCAATGGGCTTTCCTCCGTCAAGGGCGCGCTCAAGTCGTTCGGCTCCGAAGCGGCATCCGCGTTGTCGGAGCCGTTCGGCGGTCTTGCCGAAAAGGTTTTCGGCTCGTTCAAAGGGCAGAATCCGTTCGCACCGTTGACGTCCGCCGCAAAGACGGTGAGTGCCGGACTCTCAGCCACGTTCGATGGCGCCGTGTCGCGTCTTGCGGGACGGTTCAGCCCGTTGGCGTCCGCCGGAAAAGCGGCCTTCGCTACCATCGGCTCCGCCGCGTTGAAGGTGTCTTCCGGCGCGTTGAAGGGCTTCAGCGTGGCCTTGAGAGGAGTCGGCACGGCAATCGGCAAGATTGGCGGCATCGCATCCCAGTTGGGCGTGACCGGCGCGATATTCACCGGCCTGACAACCGGGTTCCAGACGCTGTTCAAGCTCGACCCGTCCCAGATGACAGGCAAGTTCGACGAATGGCAGAAGAGTCTCGACAATACGCTTACCGGCATCCAGACGAAACTGCCCGCCATGGCGAGCGCGTTCGCAGCCGCTCTCCCGCAGATGGTGGCGAGCATCACCGCGGCGCTGCCGGGCATCGCCAACGCGCTCATGAGCGTTGGACAGACGCTCGCACCCGCGTTGATGACGATATTGCCGCAAATCACCCAAGCGTTCTCAGACATGTTCGCCCAACTGCCCGGCTTCATCGCCACCTACGGCCAGCCGATGTTGGAAGCGTTCGGCGCGCTGTTCGCCACGCTCGCCGGGCAGATTCCGTCGCTCATGACCTCTCTCGGTCAGGCGTTGGTGGCTGGCGTTCAGGCCGCGTTCAGCGCCGTCAGCGCCAATAGCGCTGCGGTGGCCGGGTTCATCAGCGGATTCGGCGCGTCCTTGGCTTCCGGCATCCAGACGCTGGGAGCGACCGTGGTCGCTGCGCTCCCGTCCATCGGACAGAGCATCGCCTCCGCGCTGCCGACGCTGATTCCGGCGTTGATGTCCGCGATTACCAGTGTGATAACGTCGCTTGCCGCCGCATTGCCGGGCATCGCCGTCGCCATCATCAACCAGCTGCCCGCAATCATCGGCGGGTTGGCGACCGGCATCATCAACGGTCTGCCGACACTGCTGGGCGCCTTCATCAGCGTGGTGACTAGCATCGCCGCGAACTTCCCCCGCATTTTCATGGCTGTTGCGGGCGCTGTTCCTGCGATTATCGGGAACATCGCCCGACCGTTCTCCGGATTGGGCGGCAGGATTCTCGGCTTTATCAGAGGCATTCCGGGCCAAATCACGGGCCTGTTCGCCGGTGCTGGCTCGTGGCTGGTCAATTCCGGCGCCGCGTTGATGAACGGTTTCAAGCAGGGTATCCTCAACGCGGTCGAAAGTGTGAAAAGCGCGGTGAAGGGCGCGTTGCAGAAGGTTCGAGACTTCTTCCCGTTCTCTCCCGCTAAGGTCGGCCCGTTCTCCGGTTCCGGCTACACATCCGTGTCCGGCGAGCATCTTATGCGTGATTTCGGCAAGGCCATCGGCGCCCAAGGGGCGTTCGTGCGCGGTCAGGTCGACGGCGTGCTCGGCTCCTTGGATTTCGACCAGATTGACGCCAGCGGTCTTGGCATGGTGTCGGCGCCGCAGCTTAAAGACTATACTGGAATGGTGTCGGCTGGCGACCAGCGGTATGCTGGCGGCGTCCACATCGACAATGTGGTAGCAAGCCCGTTGAGCGACGTGGAACTGGTGGCCCGCCGATTCGGATACGCTTTGAACAATGAGATGATTGGAAGTGTCAGACCTTGAGCACGATAACAGTCACCGTTGGTGACATCACGCTTTACGGCGATGCCGGACACGAGTTCACACTGGTGTCCATGAGCGGTTTCGACGATTTGCCGTCAGCCAAGACCGAACAGGATTCTTGGGCTAGGGCCGACGGCAACGCCATTCCCGGCACGACGTATTATGATGGGCGCACCATCACCATCAATGGATATTATGCGACCAGCACGGTCGAAGACACCGACGAGATGATGCGCCGTCTCCGTGGCATGGCTGGTCGTTTGGTTCCAGTCACCGTTCAGAAGGGCGCCGGAGTCGCGTTGTCGTGCGATGCGGAACTCAGGTCGATGACCGTTGACGAATACCGGTATCGCGGGAAGGCCGGTTTCCAGATTGGACTGCTCGCACCATCCCCCTACCTGTATGGGCCATTGCGCTCGCAGACTGTCGGCGTGCCGACTGACGGCGAAGGCATCACCGACCAGCTTCTTGACCCATTATCCGAAGGTGAAGTCGGCAATCCGGGACGTGTCGCCATCACCGGCAGCGGTTTCGCACCGACGCATCTTGTCGTGAAAATCAGAGGCGGATTGTCGGAAGGCGTGCGCATCCACTGCATCGAAACCGGCGAAGCGGTCGAATTCCATCGTCAAATCAACCCGGACGAAACAATGGTGTTCGACTTTGACGATGAGCGCGTGCTGTTCCAGAACCAGTCGGATTTGAGCATGTTCCTCACCGAAGAGAATTGGTTCCGTCCTTCGGGCGACGCGACGATACAGTTCACGCCGTTGGGCGTGCAGTCGGGCGAGCCGTCGATGACGGTCGAATGGAAGGAGGCTTGGCGGTGAAAGTCTACCTCGCGGACCTGCTTACCGGGCGCCGCATCATCCCGCTTCCGCACACGTCGGCCGAGTGGGAGATGAAGCTGAACGACACGGATTCGCTCACCGTCAAAGTGCCCATCTACGCTTCATCCGAAGATACGCGCATCCAATATATCGCCAATGACGCGCGACTGTTGGATTTGAGGAACACCGCCGCAATCGGCAAGACCGTCATGGTCGCCGAGGATGATGGGCTGACGGTCGGCGGCGTGCTCATGCGACGCGACTATGATGCCGACTCTGGCGTCCTGACCTTGGTTGCCTCCGGCATGTGGACGTATTTCGACCATAGGACGATTCTTCCGGCGAAGGCGATGGGTAAAAGCCTTATCAAGTCGGATGGCTCGCCGGATTCCCAATACGACACGCACTATAAGAACGTCACGTGGAACACGGTCGCACGCAATCTCGTCGAACAGGCCATGAGCTGGCCCCACAGCCATGTGCCCGTCGTGTTGGAGGCTGCGGAGGTCGGCAAGTCCGAAGCGAACTATCAGGCCGTAGACCTCAGCTATGTTGGCGAGGTGCTGACGAACATCACGAACTACCAGAACGGTTGCGACATCGGATTCTTCCCAACGCGCACGGCCGACGGTCTCGGCTACGAGTGGCATATGAAGACCGGCCATCCGCTGCTTGGCGGAGAGACCCACCATTTCAGCGCGTCCGCCTTGCAGCCGGGCATCGCATCGTTGTCCGCGACGGATGATGGCGACAAGCTCGCCTCGCTGCAATGGTTCACGTCCGGCAAGTCCGACGATAAGACGCTCGTCGTGTCGGCCTATACGGACATTCTGGAAAATGCGGGAGCGCCGATTTGGGAGAGCGTGGATTCAAGCCATTCGACCGTGAAACGTCAGGACACGTTGCAGGCGTATGCGAACGAGGCTGCGGCCGTCTACTGGCAGCCGGTATCGTCCACTGAGGCGAAAGTGCATCGCGGATACCTGCATTCGGTGAATCAGACGCTCGCCAACTATACGGTGGGCGATTACATCAGGTTCACGACGAAGGGTGACTGGTATTATGTGGATGGCGCGCATATGCGGCGCATCACCGGCATCAAAGCCGATGAAAGCTCGAATTGGATTACGTTCACCCTTGGTGACGTGTTCGACGGTGTGAAAGTGACGGTGGAATAATGGAAATCGTAGTACATCAGGGCGAGTCCGCTGACGGCATCCCCTTAGCGGCGGATGACACGGATGTCATCGACGTGAAGAATCCGGCCCAAGCGACCAACAAGCTCGTATCCACGCTGAACGAGTATGGTCGGCGTCTGCGCGAATTGGAGAAGCCTTCCGGCTCGCAGTTGACTCAGGCGATTCAGAAGGTGTTGGACATCAGCGCGAACATCGACCAGACTGTGGCCGCGTCCATCAGCCGGACCTCGTATGACCGTGCGACCATCGACCAGAAGTGCAATGCTTGGAATTGGGGTGTGTTGTCTACTGACCGTGGTGGCACGCATACGACGAACGCGTACAATAATCTGTTCACGGTCGGCCCGTGGCGTGCGGTGTGGGCGTTGTCTGACGGCACGATGGGAACGTCGCAGTCCAGCCGCAAGGTGAAGCAGGATTTCATGGAGCCGGACATCACGTTGGAGCAGATGCGTTCCGTGGATTGGACGCTCTACCGTTTCATCGACGACGTGAACCGGAATAGCGACAGCGCGACCATCCATGTCGGCATGATTGCCGAAGAGTTGGACGACAACGGTTTGGGGCTGTTCGTCGAGTATAATGATGATTACGAGCCTGTTGGCATCAACTATCCGATGCTGGGCGTGTGGGCGATACATGAAGCCCATCTCGCCCATGACCGTATCGACGAATTGGAGTCGCGCCTGAAGGCGCTGGAAGGAAAGATTGATAATGGCATTGAGGAATAGTATCTTCGCAGTGTCCGGAAAGGCGTCGTTTATGGATGCGCGCCGCGACATGAGCGGCCTGTTCGTCTGCAACAAGACCACGATGACACCGATTGCGGGCATTCTCGACCGTTCGCAGGATAATCTCGTGACAGGCAACAGCAATTCCATGGGAGTGACGGTGCATCCGTTCAACGCGGTACTAAACCGTTATGGCGCGTTGCTTATCCAGAATGATGGAAACGTGAACGTGCTGCTGTCTGCCGCACCGTCCGCCAATTCGCGTATCGACGTCGTGTATGTGATGCAGAAAGAGTCGCGTCCGCCAATGTCGGACGATTCCGACAATCCTATTTTCGGTGTTAAGAAAGGCGTGGCCTCGGCGACGCCTGTGGCTCCCAGCGTTCCAGATGGCGCTTTGGCTTTGGCTCAGGTGCTGCTTCCGGCTGGCGTGTCGAACACGGCCGCTGCTGGCGTGGTCATCACGCAGACGTATATTGGCGCGGCCATGAAGGGCGACATGCTGCGTGTGCAGACTTCCGCCCAGCGTGACGCGCTCACCACAGTGCCTGAAGGCACGCTGCTGCATAATGTGGCTGATAATTGCGATTATGTCAGGAAAAACGATAAGTGGCGTGGATGGAACATGCCGTGGAGTGACATTCACCTCGGTGCGAACAAGGTACACATGTGGGCTTCTGGCGGTACAGGAAACATCGACCTACTGTCCACGAGCATCAATCTGACCGGCTGGGGTTCGAAGTCGGTTGTCGGACAGGTGAATAACACCGCATTCTATCCGGCAAACCCCGAAAGCGTCTATGCGCCAACGAGAGACAGCTATTACCCGACCGTTGCAGCCGTTGCAGACAACGGCAACGTGTACGCCGAATATTCTGGTGGCCCTTCAGGGTCTCGCATCGTTTCCACCGTTTTCACCTACAATATCGGCTAAGCCCTCCAATCGGACTACGCCAGCTGGAAGGAGAAACTACCGGCAACCCATTCCCCTTTCACGAAGTCACGGTTCGCGGTCGGACGGATGTTGATACTGTTGTTGATGACTTGCAGCACCACATCCTTGTTTGATGTGGCGTTATTCATGTCGATGCCATTCGTCTTAAGAGAGTCAGGAAGGTCAATTACGTGCGAAGAATCCCAAGCTTTTGCGTTACGCCAATCTCCGGCGCGATTGAACCAGAAGAACCCGTTCGCAATGCCATTGTGGACGGTGCCGCGAATCTGCACGATGTCCCATCCGGCAGTGTTCTTGTTAAGAAGGTTGCCCTCCGTGAAGAGTCCTTCGAACTTCCACTTATCGTTTTTCCTGACATAATCGCAATTATCGGCTAAAATAGTGCCATATGAGCACTGATATCATCGTAGCCCTAGTGACCGGGCTATGCGCCATCGCGGTCGCAGTGGTCGCTTGGGCGCAAAACAGACGCGGCGACCTGAGTGAAGCCTACAGGCGGCTCTCGGAAGCCCAGTTGAACATGCAGCGGGAAATCGACCGGCAGGACGAGAAGCTTGCCGAATTCATTCGAGAACGCGACGAACTCCGCTATCAGGACGATTTGAAAACCTCATACATTCGTTCGATGGGGCATTGGCTGGGCGAACTCTGCAACGTTCTCGACCCCGAGTTTCTGAAACAGTATCCGAAGCCAAGACTTCCAGACGGGCTAAGGAGTACAATAGAACCGTTGGAAAACGATAATAGTAAGGAGCAGAATATTGTTCACTAAGGATTTTTGGGTTGACACGTTGGAGCGTGCAATCCGCACCGCATGTCAGGCCGCATTGTCGGCTGGCGTGGTCGGCGGCGTCGGCCTGTTCGAAGTGGATTGGCTGAACGTCTGCGGCATCGCCTTGGTCGCCGCCATTGCCAGCGTGCTGACGTGCGTGGCGTCGAGCGGCAAGACCGATTCAATCAGTCCGGCTTCCTTCGCAATGTCCGACAAGGCTAAGGTGAAGGGCAAGCATATCGCAAGCGATGAAATGGAGGTTTCAGAATAATGAGGATTGTTGACCTCAGCAATTGGAAGTCCGACGTTGACGTTTCCAAGATTGACGCCGATGGCGTGGTAGTCCAGTGTACTTGGGGCGCTGGCGAATGTTCGAACGACCATGGTCTGGTGAATTCCGTGTGGGTCGGTGCCGATGCGATGATTCAGGCCGCGGCCAAGCGTGGTCTTGCGGTCGGATACATGCATTATATTCGTGGCGTCGGTGCTTCTGAGGAGGCGTATTTCTTCGCCGGAAACACGAAGGGCTATCTTGGCAAGTTCGTGCCGTGCGTCGACTGGGAGGCGGACGATAACGCCGCTTGGGGCAATCGAGCCTATCTTGACGAATTCCTCTACCAGTACATCCGACTGACCGGCGTGAAGCCGCTCGTGTATGCGCAGCGTTCCGAAATCCCGTTCATCAAGGATATTTGCGCCAAGCATGATTGTGGCATTTGGGAGGCGTGCTATGCGTCCATGGATGCGGTCGGCTGGCAGGATGCCGATTCCATTTGGTCGTATGCGGCGTATCCGATGCGTCAGTACACGTCCAACGGCCATATCGGCGGTTATTCCGGTTCGCTTGATTTGAACTATTTCGCTGGCGATAAGGCCGCTTGGGACAGGTATGCGTGTGTCGGCGCGAACACTCCCGTGAATCCGGCTCCTGTGCCGGTGGTTTCCCCTGCTCCGACTGTGGTCGCCACCACGTATGAGGTTGCTGTCGATGCGTTGAACGTGCGCACCGAACCGTCGTTGAAGGGGCAGGTTGTCGCCAGTTACAGTCGCGGCGAGAAGGTCGTGTTGGATGGTTGGGGTGCTTATGCTGACGGCTTCCTGTGGGGTCGTTATATCGGCGCCTCTTCGGGCCAGCCGAGGTATGTTGCCATCGGCACTGATTCCGGCAGTGACTGGTATTTGATAATGTGTCGTTGACTGTGATACAATAAAGACTGTTGGAAGTTTTTCCAGCAGCCCTCCTTTGGTTTCTCCTCAGCCCCCGCAAGGTTCATGCGGGGGCTTTCTCTTTAGCTATCCAACAGCACGCATATCATGGTCACTAGGATTGCCGTCGCCGTGTATGCGATGAAGGCACGCGTGTCCCATTCGTCACACGCCCACATGATGGCCGAGACGAATCCCAGCAGAGCAGTGTTGCCGATGATGAGTTTCAGGATTTCCATATCAGAACTTCTCTCCCTGCGCTTCCATCTTCTGCTTCATGCGCCACACCTTATGGTCTATCATGCGCCGCAAGTCAGATGATTTCAAGCTGTATATTTCGACCAGCAGGTCGAAGCATATCAGCGCGTCAGCCATCTCCTCATACAGGTTTTCGATAAGCTCGTTTCGGCCGACCATATTGTCGGGGTCTTCGGGATTGAAGCGTTTGAGCTTGCTGATTGCCTGAATGAGTTCGGCGAACTCCTCCATGCAGACGGTGGTCTGCACGTCGGCGCCGTACCGTGCGATGCTTCGCATTTTCACGGCGCTTTCCTGTTCGGGGCTTAGATAGTATTTGCCGCCGTCACGCCAGTCTCGCTCAATCGCCACCGCGCAACCTCCAACATTTCGTACAATATCCGTTGAACAGGTACATTTCTTTCGTGGTAAGTTTTTTTAGGCAATGCTTGCATAGCGTCGGGTCAAGGTGTGCTAGTTTTCTAATAACACTCATCGGGATACTCCAATCCTTCCTGCCTGTCTTCGTCCGTCAACGCTGAATCGATTTCCTGCTTGCAGGTTTCGCACAGCATTTCGGGATACCATTCTTCTAATGTCATGTCTCGACCGCAGTCGAGGCATTGTCTTGGTGATTTCATGCCATACCTACACTGCGGGCTGCGGTGCCTTCTGGTTCTGATAGTGGCCGACCATGCCGTATGGTTTCACGGCCGCATCGTTCAAGTATTCGAATGACACCTGTCCGATTCGCATGCCGGGTGTCAGCATGATGGGGAAACTGTTCTCGTTCTTCAATTCGACGGTGATGGTTCCGATGAATCCGGCGTCGATGAAGCCTGCGGTCACGTGCGTGCAGAGTCCGAGTCGGCCAAGACTGCTTTTCCCGTCGAATCGTGCCATCATGTTGTCCGGTAGGCTGATTTTCTCCACGGTGGCGCCTAGGACGAACTGTCCGGGCTGAAGCATGTAGCAATAATCGATTTTGACGGGTTTGGTGTGGATGCCGTGCAGTGTGTGGTCGCCGCCGTCCGCATAACCGCCTTTCATATCCTTGACGTAGACGATTATGGTGTCTTGCAAGGTCACGTCATACGAGTTGGGGTTCAACTGTTTTTCCGTATATGGCAGGATGAGGTCTTGATGGTCCACGCACTGTTCGATGGTGATGTCGTTCAGCATTTTCTTTCTCCTTATTCGTCGCAAAGGCGCTGCAACAGTTCCTTGTCGCTTATCGGTTTGATTTCATACAGGTACATCGCGCATGCGGATGGGTTTTCCATCTTCGCTTCTGCGGGGAACCGTTCTTTGAGTTCCTGCACAGTCATGCCGGTCAGCTTGGCGAACATGCTCCACGTCCAAGGGCTGGCCTCATAGTCGCCAAACGGGGTTGCTTCGAGGATGATGGCGTTGCCGAGATGCGTTCCCGTGAAGGCGTCCGTGAGCACGAAGGCCACAGTCTCGTATGGCGATTGGGTTTCGCGGAGGATGAAGCTTGTCTCCCCGGATTCTATCTTCCTCCATTCCTCACGGCCTACTTTCAGCCTCGTCACATTGCGGTTATCGCTGGTCATTCTTTTCTCCCTCCTGCATGAACGCCAATGCCATGGAGAGATAGGCGATGGCGTCCAGATACGAGTCTTCTTTTTTAAGGTCGTACTTGATGCGTTCGATTTTCAGTTCGGCCATCATGATTGCCACGTCCACTTCAGCATCGTCGCAGCCGAACCACCGTTTGGAAATGTTTTGGAACATGGTGCGCGGATTGCCGTATTCCTTGGCTTTCTCCCCGTTGAGCATGTCGTTCACACGGACGAAGTTGTCGGCGATGCGCGTGTAGATGCCTGTCGGGGTGTTTGTGGTTTTCACAATCGGCGGGTCGATGAGGATGTCGCTCAGGTTTTTCGGCCCGTGATAGTCGGATGGAATCGCCTTGTTGACGCCTTCCATTACTTCATCCCAATTGTTTTTCCTTGATGATGTCATCGAGGGTTTTCCTTCCTTCTATCACGTCCATGACCTTGCGGTTCCATGGCGTGTCCGGCACGAGTATGCGCTGCCGTCCTTGATAGGGACTGCCGCGTCGTACCAGTCTTCTGTTGGCCTGCTCCCAGTCGGCGTATGTCCATGGAAGGTCGAGCCATATCTGGTCTTTCATGAGATGCTGTAGGCCATCCACGCCGGTGCCCATGGACTGCGGGTTGGCGACTATGAGCCGGTATCCTGCCCGTTCCTGAGCGGTCATGGCGAGGAATGTCTTCGCATCCGTGCATGGCGTCCAAGTGCGGTAGATTTCGTCTCTCACCGCTTTGAACCGCGTCCATACGAGCAGTGGTGTCTGGTCTTCGCGTCTCTTGACTTCATCGTATACTGTTTTGATTTTGGACACGCCGAACCAGTAGGATTCTCCACGGTCTTCGGTCTTGTAGGCGAAGCCGTCGTCGAGTTGGGCGAGTTTGACTGCTGCGGCGCTCGCGCTTGCCGCGTACACGTCTTCGGCGAGTTGGTGTGTGTTCGTCCACTGTTCGAGCGCCATATCCTCCTGTTCGGTTTTCGGTGATGGGAGCCATTCGACTTGTGGCAGCGGGTTGCCGCCGCGTCGGATGTCCAATACGAGCTTTTGCAGCTGCTGGCATGCTTCCTCGACCATGGGTTGGGAATACGTGTATTTGACCACTGTGCGTCCTTGCACGCTCATCGTGTATGGTTTACCGTATCGCATCCTGAAAGCCCCTAGAGTGCGCCAAGAATCGCCCAACAGGGCCACCCTGTCCTTGGCGTGCGGGTACATGACCACGGTCTGCCCGTACAGGTCTTCCAAATCCTTCGGAGCGGGCGTGCCGGTCAGCATCAGCACGTCCTTGGCAAGGTCGCTGATGCCCTTCACGACTTTGGAACGTCCGCTCCTAGGATTCTTCACCATATGGCTTTCATCCACGATAAGGCTGAAACCGTCCGGCACTTCTCCCAGCCTAGCGGCCATATTGTAGGACACCACGAGGAAACGATAGTCCCCCGGCCATCCAATCTTGCGGTAGTCGTCGATGGTCAGCGCCTTGCCGTGTGACCATTGGCTGATTTGCGGAAGCCACGCGGTCTTCACGACGCTTGCCGGACAGATGACGAGAATATGCTCCGCATCGTCCAGCAGGTCCATGCTGCGTTTAGTCTTGCCCGTTCCTGCCTCGTCGAAGATGAAAGCCCTCACTGTGTTTCCTTCCCGTGTTTGGCTTCCCATGCGGCTATGCGCTCGCGTCCTTCAGGCGTTTCACGCCATCTGCGCCAAGTCTGATAGCATACGCCATGTTCGGCCTTGAATTTCTCCTGCCATTTGCGGCATGCGTCCCGGCTTTCCTCACGATGCTGTTTCCGGTATCGCACCCAATAGTCGAGCATTTTTTCGTGGTTCTCGTTCATCCACTTCTTTTTAAGCTTGCGCTTATGCTCCGCTTTTTCGGGTGTCATGTTGGCGTAGCGGGTGACTGTGTTCTTTTTCTTGGCGGGGGGCATGGGCTTGGGCTGGCGCATCTGCTCGACGTCAGCCCAAGCGTCGCCGTCAAGCCATTCGGATACGCTACTCTTCATCGTGGTGTCCCGAATGGTTGATGGCGTCGATGATGCCTTTGACCACACCGATGAGGATAAGGATGACGGCCGTGATTCCAAGCACGGACAGGATGATGGCGAGCAGGTACAGGCAGTTCATCATAAGCTCATGCATTTTTCTTCTCCTTCACTACGCTGAGACGCGTGGTCGTCGATGTTTTCTTGAATGGGGTCAGGTCGGCGGGGTGCTGGCTGAAATACGCTTTGTAGTCTGTGGTGGTGCGCGTGGTTTCCGCAAGTCTAGCGACATGTCCGTCACATGACACTCGTTCGCCGGGGTGTTCGCCCAGCCATGTGGTGAGCTTTTCCTTCAACGCCTCGTACCGGTCTTTCGCTTCCAATAGTTCGGCCAACAGCTGCCGTCCGCCATTGTCCGTGTCCGTAGGGCGTGCCGCACGCTCGTATTCCGCCGCATGCTTTTCCAATGCGCCCGCGTCCATCACGTCGGGGACGATTACGATGTCGAGCGTTTTCTTGATTCGTTCGGTGATGTAGTCGGCGTTCAGAGTCTCCCATGACGTGGGGCGTTGCGCGTAGATGATTTCCGCATAATCCGTGTCCATCATGCGGGCCTCTATCTGCGCTTGGGCCGCATACTGGCCGCGCTGTTTCGTGGAGAGGAACGCGTAGGATGGTTTGCTTCCGGTCTTCGCTTCGACGGTGTGCAGCAGACCTCCATGGTCGCGGTATGCGGCGTCAAGGGAGACGTGCAGGCGCCCGTCAGTGTAGAAGCTGTTGTCATACCATGCGAGCTGTCCGTTCTCCAATTCTTCGACAGGCGTGTTCTTGGAGACGATGGCGAGCTGTAGATGCTCCGCGTACAGTTTGACGAGCATTGGCTCCCAGATGCTGCCGAACCGCAATGCCGACTGTACGGCGGGAACGTCGGGCGGGGGTGATGGCAGTTGTCCGGTGGCGATGAAATGCGCGAGATTGGACGCGCCTATCGTTTCCTCGCGGGCTTTGAGCCATGTTTCACTGTCTTTGAAGACGCGGTATGTCAGATTTCTTTCGTCCATCTCGTTTTTCCTTCCGAATCGACGATGAGGATGTCGTGGTACATGTTCGTCAAATCAACCCAATTCTTGTAGAACAGTACGGTGTCGACGGCTTTCGTGCCGTAGAGGAGCATGACGTTCGCGTTATGCTCTGCGAGCGCTTTGAGTTCGCGGCATTGGTCTGGGCTTGGCCTGCCTACCGTGCGTTTCAGTTCGATGAACCACACGTTGCCAAGCGTGTCTACGGCGGTCACGTCGGGGAATCCGTTGCGTGAGCGTCCTTCGGTTTTCTGCACGTACCATCCTTGCTGTTCCAAGACTTTGATGAGACGGTTTTGGATGGCTGATTCCAATGGTTCCTGTTTGTGGTTATTCAGTTTCGGCATTGGCGTCCTCCTTGACTCTGACGGCGCTGACCCATACCGCGTATGTGCCGTCCGCCTTTCGGCGTGTGACCGCGGCGTAATCGACGGTTGGTTCCGTCCATGCGGGGCGGTGCTTGCGGATATGGCAGGCAATGGCGTTGGCTGTGGTGCGTTTCTCGTATGAGCGGTATTCCGCCCATCTGCCTAGATTGCGTTTGAGCATCGTGTTGAACATGGTGGGTGCCAGAATGCTGTCGGGGGGGGTGTCTAGGAATTTCGTCATTTGTTTTCCTTCGGTTTGAAATACGCTGGCATGATTGATTTCGGCAGGATTCTGCCTTCGCGCTCCAACCGTTTCGCATGCGGGAACAGCCAGCCGCGCGACACGTCGAGCGCGCGCGCGGCTTGGTCTATGTTCAGGCAGGTGGTGAGCGCGTCAATCAGCGTATCGTCACTGTAGTGGATTGGCGCGTTCATGGGCGGTTAGAACTCCGGCTCCGGCTCTTCGACGCCCTCATCGTCGACGGTCAGCTGCAGGTATGCACTGAACTTGTGGGGGGCGGGGGTGTTGTTCTTTTCGACTCGCAGCAGCTGCACGCCGGTCAGGAAGTACGTGAGCTTGCCTTCCTTCGTGCAGCCGATTTTGAACGCTACGTTGGCGAGCGTTCCGTCGCCCGGCTCTTCGGCCAGTTCCACGTCGTTGGCGTTCTGGTCAACGATGCTGGGCCTCCACTTCGAAGACAGGTTGACGAGCCACTTGCCGCGCTGCGGCTGGGTTCCGTCCTTGAGGGTGATTAAATCGCCGTCCTTGTAGCGTAGGTTGTCGCCGGTGGCGCGCACGCCCAGCTGTTTCGCGGACGCCACGAGTTCCTTATGCACGTCACCGTTCTTCGGGAAAGCGAGTTGCAGTTGGTAGCTCGGTTCGATGCCGCGCTGTTTCGCAGCGTCGGACTGATACTTGTCCTTGATGTGCACGAATCGGATTTCGCCCACCGCTTCGATTTCGAGCATGTCGTTTGCCATTTTGCTTTTTCCTTTCGGTTTTTAGTTGAATTCTTCTGTGAGGGAGGGGCGGGGGAGGGGGGCGGCTGTTTTGCCGTCGTCGTCCATCACGGTTGTGAGTCCAAGCAGATGGATTAAGCCATAGCGTCGATAGTATGTTTCGAAGCTGCCCACCTGCTGGGCCGCGGCCGCTGGATATGTGTAGCTGCTGCTGACCGCTTCGCCATGCTTAACCATGTCCATGAGGTTTTCCCACTCATGCGTGGACTCGTAGACGGCGATTGTGAGCGTGTTGTACACGGTTGGCATGTCAGTGTCGGCGCCGACTATCTCACTTGCGCACACCGCAGTCCAGCCTAGGCCATGCTCCTCCATGCTGTTCTTGACGAGCTGCCAAACATTGTCCAGCGTGGCGTACTTGTAGCCGTACCCCTCAGTCGTGCGCTTCACCGCTTCCACGGACTGCTGCACTGCCGCGATTCCGCTGAACACGTCGTGCCGTTTATCGTTCGCCATTATTGTTCCTCCTTTTTTCGAGTTCGTTTTCGATAAGCGTTTCGTCTATCGCAAGCCTATACGCGCGTTCAACGATATCATCGAAGTCCTGTTGGGTGTGGGGGGTGTGTTCGTTGATTGCGTACCGGGCTATGGTGGCAAGGTTCTTGCCGTCCGGGTTCGCTTTGTACGCGTCGATGCGGCTCTGCCATACCTCGTGTCGCCCTTGCAACCATGCTTCGAGCGCGCGCTGATAGTCCTTGGCCGCGTATGGGATTGCCAAATCGTATACGATTACGCAAGTCACAACGTCGATACCGGCTTCAAGCGCCCTATCGGGCAGCATGGTTAGGAACGTTTCGACTCTATCGGGAAAGTACTCCGAAGGCTTCATTGTTTTACCTCATTTCTTTGATTTCATTGTTTATTATATCAGGGCGTGCCTTGCGACACGCCCGGAAACTCAATTCCAATACATGTTGGACACCCATACGCCGCGGGAGAGTTCAACCGGGTCGCCCTCAAGCCACTTGAGACAACCGTGGGGGGTTATAAGCGCGACATACCCTTGCCCGTCGAACACGGAATTGTTGTATCCGCTCTCAATCCACGCGTCAACCATGTTGCGCGAGTCGGACGCGTACGGGCCAACCTCATAGTCGTATGCGATACCGTTATGCGCGATATAGCCCCTATCCGTGTGGAACGGGTGGCAGTTGCGCGGTTCCACCGCGCCATGCGTGGCAAGCCTGAAATGAATCAGGCACGGGGCGTCACGCAACTGTGCCCAATGGCTGTAGATGAAGCCGACGACTTTCAGCGGGTCAACGTTCTTGAACACCCTCAGGCGCTCCCCGTCCCACCAACTGACACCGCCCCCGTCCGGGTTCGCCTCACTCATGGCTAGAATATCTTCGGGTTCGGGCATGGCGCCCGGTACTGCTGTCACAATGACACACATGTTGTTTCCTCCTTAATGGCGGGGGCCGGACGTTCCAGCCCCCGAAGATTGGTTGTCAGTCGTTGGCGCGCGTGGCGGCGATATGCTTGCGGATACGCGCGTAACGTTCGGACAGTTCGGGGCGTCCCGCACGCTTGAGCAGACGCAACGCGGTGCGTTCCAACGGTTCCGCAACCGGCTTGCCGTGGGACGCGCGCGCGATACGGCTGCGTATGACGTTTTCGGTCACTCGACTGGCGGTGTCGCCATGACGGTTGACGTACTCATATCCGTTCCAAATGTTGTCGCCGCTGTGCGCGTGGTACAAGTGGAAGAATTCAAGAATCGGTGACTTGTCGCCCGCCTCAATCATCACCACGGCTTGCTGTACGTAACGGTGCAGCGGCTTTAGGTTGCGGGACGGCAGCACATAGCAGAGTTCGGGGGCCAGCAGGCGTTCCTCGACGCGCTTGCGGCCACGTTCGCGGCGGCTCTCATGCTTGCGGTATTCGTTGATGGCGGGGAGCGGGTCACCATGGCTGTGGCGCGCCTTGCGGGACGCGTTCACGTTCGCCACGACGTTGCGCAGCATCTCTTCCGCGCGCTCCCGGCGTTCACGCTCCTCCCTCGCCTTCCGTGCGGCCTTGATGTCGCGCGCCGTGTCGAGCCGTTCGCTGAGCGTGCGGCGGGGCGTGGCGGTCACGTTGTCGGCCATGCATGAAGAGTATTGTTCGATGGCGTTCGCCGACACCGTGCCAAGGGGGTGTTTTTCGAAGAAGCGCCACATGGCGCGCGCCCACTTGACGGCGGGGATGAGCTTATCGGCACTGCCCGCATACCAACAGTCGAACGTACGCAGTTCGATAGTGTCCGCGTGTTCGTCGTTGACGGCGGTGTGCTTGCCCGTGTACTCGCCATGAGTGAGCATGCACCAATAGTCGTCGTCGATGTGGCGCATGTTGAGCAGACGGCACTGGGACGCGTCCAGCCCGTGCAGCGCCCAATACCAACGGCTCGCGCATTGGTTGTCTGTGCGGGCCACGTGGATATGCCCGCCCGCGTTATCGCCGTATTCCGGGATGCCCTCGACAAGACGCTTCAGGGCGGGCAGTTTGGACATGTCGAGGATATTGGACTGCAATTCCACCCCGTTGCGTTCCAGTGACGCGTCCTTGTCCCAACCGGCTATGACGGCGGAGTCCGTCACGTTCGCCACGAAGTCGTCGGACAAGTCCGACTCAAGTTCAATCTCGACGCCGAAAGTGAATTGATTGCCGTCACCGAACGCGTAAGGGTAGACGTAAGAGGGTTCCTTGCTGTCCATGAACGCTTCGGCGCCGCGGTGCCGCGGGCAATAGTAGCCGTCGCATGTCAGGCTTCCACCGCAGTGGTCGCACAGCACGGCACGGCAGTCGTACACGTCACAGCTGTAGTAGTCGTCGCTGTCCGGGTCAATCGGCGTGCCGCATTGCGAGCACCATGCCTCTTCATCTTCGAAGTCGCCCGTATTGTAGACGCGGCGCATTTCGTCGCCGTCGCTGAAGCGCACGTAGAACTCGTTGCCGATTGCGACGCATTGCGCGTCGCCGTCCGGCCACCTGTCACGGTACGCCTTGAAGAGGCGTTGCGCCTTGTCGTCGCGTTCAATCCATGCCGCGTACTGTTCGCCGCCCATGATTGCGATTCGTTCGGCCATCGTTACCACTCCTTAATAGTATGGCTTGTTTCGTGCCCTTGCGGGACTCGAACCCGCATGTGTGCCGCTAGGGCTGGGCAGTCAGACGGTGAAAGCGTCGATTACCCGTAGTGTTTCGTCGTCCGTCGTGCCCTCGCGGGTTATGGCGGTCATGGTTGGGGTGCTTACGCATACGATGTAGTCGGCGAGTGGTACGTACCGTACCGTGTTGACGCCTTTGGTTGCGGTGATGTTGCCGTTGCGGCTGTACTTCAGTTCGTACCCGCGTGCGGTCATGTTGTTGATGAACGTTTCCTTTTTCATTTCGTACCTCCTTGGTTGATACTTTCAATATACCACTCTGTATACTGTTGTCGATGTCGGCGTGTCGCGCTCACATTGCCTTGACGGTATACGTCTTGCTGCACATGGATTCCAAGCCGTCAATCGGACGGCCGTCCTTGATGGCCTTGCGCAGCCACGGCAGTGCGATTCCACGGAATACGACGTCCGTCTGCGCAAGGAATTCCTTGACGTGGCGCAACGTGGTGGCGCTCAGATACCGCATGCCGATTTCGACGTCGTATGTTTCGGCCTCGTTGTCGGCGTATGTCGGCGTGACCTTGGCGACGACGGTGCCATACGACTTGAGAACCAACTGCGTGCCGTTCTCGGTGTTCCAGCGTTCGACGAACGCTTTGCCGTAGAACGATTGGTGCCCGTCGTACAGCGGCTGAAGTTCGAACATTCCTTGATAACTCATTTTAATCACTCCTTTGGTTTGTGTTTTTATCATACCGTACTTGGCGTTGGCCGTCAAGTCGGCGTGTCGTGTTCAGTCCGCGATAGGCCAAGGCCTGACCGACGTCTGCGTGAGTTCGCCGTCATGGTAGTGATAGCGTTCCCCCGTCGAGGTGATGAAGATGCCCTCGCCACCTTGGATGTAGCCTTTGCCGCTGAGTTCCTTGTTCATTTCGTACCTCCCTTGTCGGTACTTATAATATACATCAACATGACACCATGTGTCAAGTCGGCGTGTCGTGAGAACGGTTCTCAATACCAACAAACCACGTCAACCAATGAACCGCGTCAACCAATGAACCACGTTAACCAAGTAAACAGCGTTAACACGTGAACAGCATCAATGAATGAACCACGTTAACCAATGAACACGGTCAAGACATGAACGCAGTTAACACATGAACCACATCAACGGATTAACCGCGTCAACACATCAACCCGGCAAACACATGGGGGAGCGTGCCCCAATACCCCGGGGGGGTACCAAGAAAAGACACGCGCGGGGCCTCACCGCACGCCTTGCCATTTGCGCCGACGGGGCCGAACGGGACAGGGCACCATC